CCCGCGGCGGCAAAGTCATGCGCGCCGAAGGCGGTGGCGTTTCCGATGCTGATCGCCTGAACCAGATGTTTGGAGACGCAGCTGCCGCGACCGATGCCGAGCGCACCATGGGCGGCAAGGGCAGGGCACCGATGGCCAAGAAGGCCGTCCCGGTGGCCAAGCGCGGCGCGCCCTATGTCCCGAACACAAACATCCCGGCTGATCAGATCTATTCCAAAGAAGACATGGATCGCTTGACGCGCGGCTACAAAAAGGGCGGCGCCAACTGGATCAAGGATGCGATCAAGAAGCCTGGCGCTTTGCATAAGTCTTTGCATGTGCCGGCTGGCGAAAAGATCCCTGCTTTTAAAATTGAAAAGGCCGAAGGCAGCAAAAACCCGCTGCTTGCAAAGCGTGCGCGCCTTGCTGAGACGCTTGGCAAGATGAACAAGGCTGGAGGCGGCAAAGTCTCGACCAAGGAGTGGGAAAGCTCCAAGGAAGACCTCGCGCAGGACCGCAAGCTTTCCAAGAAACATGGCATGTCCATGGAAGACTGGGAAAAGTCGAGCCTTGATAAGAAGCACGATCGCCAGCAGTCCCCGAAGGGCCTGAAGAAGGGCGGCTACGCTGACGGCGGCATGATGATGGGCACCCCGCCCGTGCGTGGCGTCTCCCTGCCCGCACCGGTGGCACCGGCTGGCCAAGGTATGGACCGGAACAAAATGCGTGAAATGGCCAGCCGCGCGCAGGCCATGATGGCAAACCGTCCTCGCCCGGCTGGTCCGAACCGTAGTATCCCTGCGCCGATGCCCACCCCGCTCCCGATGCCCACCCCCATGGCCAGGAAGAGCGGCGGCAAGGTTATGAAGAAGGCCGCAGGCGGGGCTGCGATCCCGCCCCAGATGCCTCTTCAGGGCCCGCCCCTGCAGAGCATGCCTGCAGCTGTTCGAGCGCCGGCTATGGGGCGCGCTCGCGCTCCTACAGACGTCGCGGAGCCGATGGTCCCGCGTGTTGCCATCAATGCCAAGCGCCCTGGCGGACCGAACGTCGGCAAGCTCCGCGCCCGTATGGCCAAGGCCGCATCGATGTCCAACCCTGATTCATCGCCGGCCATGATGAAAAAGGGCGGCAAGACAAACTGCTGACCATTTGATATAATCACGGGGCTTGCTAGATCGGCGAGCCGACCAACTTTAAGGAAAGCCCCGTGGCTGTATCCGGCACAGTTTCAACGACAGTTTTCCAAACGCGGAAGGTGATCGATCACGCCTTCCGCCGTTGTCGGCTGACACCGCAGCAGATCACTTCCGAGCTGATTGACGCCGCAAAAGACAACCTCTATTTGCAGCTCTCGGCGCTCGGCAATCAGGGTGTGCCGCTCTGGTGCATTGAGAGAGAGATTCTCCCGCTCTATCTCGGCCAGGCTTACATCACGCCGCCCAATGGCACTGTGGACATCCTGAATTCTAATTTCCGCTGGATGACCCGCCAGATCGGCTCTGCGCAATATTCAAACCCGAATGGGATTGCGGGTTCCGCGTTTGACGGCGATCTCGCGACATCGTGCGTCCAGACCACCCCGAACGGCAACCTGACGATCTTCTTCGGCTACGGCAACGAAACGACGGTCTCGACGATCGGCGTTTTGCAGGCCGTCACCGGGTCGTTCAACATTGTCTTTGAAGTCTCCGCTGATGGTGTGACCTGGACCACGGTGCTGGCGCCGGGCGTGACCGCATATGTCGCTGGCCAATGGCAGTGGTACGACATCGACCCGGCGAACCCTTCCGTCTATTTCCGCATGCGCGAGACCGGCGGCAACACGCTGAACGTCACGGAAATGTATGCCGGCAACAACCCGACAGAGATCCCGCTCGCTCGCATGAACCGCGACGACTGGACAAACCTGCCCAACAAGACCTTCGGCGGGCGCCCGCTTCAGTACTGGTTCGATCGGCAACGTGACCTGCCCGTCATGCGGATTTGGCCGGTGACGAACATGGACAACATATTTGGCCAATTGATTGTTTGGCGGCAACGCTACATAATGGATGTCGGTGCGCTCACCGATACGCTTGACATCCCGCAGCGCTGGTACGAAACGATCGTGTGGCAGCTTTCTTGGCGCCTGGCGATGGAGATCCCCGAGTTCAACATGCAGCTTCTTGGGCTCATCAAGGGCACGGCGGACGAGGCGCTCAAGATGGCGCAGGACGAAGAGCGCGATAACTCGCCGATTTACTTTTCTCCTAATATCGCCTGCTACACGCGATGAGTTTGTTCCTCGACCCCCGCGGCAAATCAACTTTTGGCATCGGCATATGCGCCAGGTGCTCGAGGAAGATGTCGCTTGATGAGCTGGAATCAGATCCGAACTACCCAGGTCTTTTTGTGTGTGCGGCGGACAAGGATCAGTTTGACCCATACAGGCTTGCTGCTCGGCAGCCCGAGCGGATCTCGCTTTCGCACCCGCGCCCAGACACGCCGCTGGCTTTGACAATGTACGGGACTATCTCTCAGGATGATGATATTTTTATCATCAACGATGAAGGTGATGGGTATTTAGTGCCATGACAAACAACCCCATGATTCCGACGAACCTCATCCCGAGCAAGATCACGCAGCTCCCGCTTGCGTCAACGCCGACGGCTGCTGACACGACTATTGTCGTTCAGAATGGGGTCACCAAGCAGGCACTGTTTGGCCAGTTCCTGCAGTACATTGGGCCCACCGGGCCCACCGGGCCCACAGGTGTGGCTGGGCCAACAGGTGCGGCGTCTAACGTCACGGGCCCCACAGGCCCTACCGGCCCCACCGGTGCGCAGTCTTTTGTCGCCGGCCCTACGGGACCCACGGGCGCCACTGGCGCCACCGGTGCGGTTGGTGGCATTGGTAATCAGGGGCCTTCTGGCCCCACGGGCCCGACAGGGCCGACAGGGCCGACTGGACCGAGCGGCACAGGGCCAACGGGTCCGACCGGGCCTACAGGACCAAGCGGCGCAGGGCCGACAGGTTCAACTGGTCCAACTGGTCCAACTGGGCCGAGCGGCACTGGCCCGACTGGCCCGACTGGGCCCGCCGTAACTGGCCCGACTGGGCCCACAGGACCGAGCGGCACGGGACCGACGGGCCCTACCGGCCCTACGGGTGCCAACGGAGCAAACGGCTCAACTGGCCCAACGGGCCCCACCGGCCCGACCGGCATTGGCACGACTGGACCGACAGGCCCGACTGGCCCCACAGGTGCGAATAGCTCACCCGGCGGCTCAACCCTTCAGGTGCAGTATAACAATGCTGGCACTTTCGGCGGCATGTCTGGGACGGCGTGGGATGACACGAACCGTTCACTAGCGGTTTCGGGTGCAACGCTGACGACCAGCGCTCCCGTAATGGACCTGTCGCAGACTTGGAACAGCTCGGGAACGACGTTCACGGGCGTTAGGTTCAATGCAGCTGGCTCATCGTCTACGAACAGTGCGGCGGCGTCGTTGCTGATGGACCTTCAGACCGGTGGAACTAGCCGACTGGCAGTAACCAAGAGTGGCAGGCTGTTTAGTTCGGCTTCTGCAACAAATGGTGGCTTTGAATTAGGAATTAATGCCACTGGCAATAACTACGCAGAACTGGTTGGCGGCGTTCTTTTTTTATACGAGGGTGGCAACATCATTGCCAATATAAATCGATCTGGGCTTCGCGGGTTCGAAACAACGAGCGCGGGGCGTTTTGCTTTTGGGTCAACGGCCACGGACGCCGGGGGTATTGACACCATCCTCACCCGCCGCGGCCCCGCCAACCTCCGCTTTGGTGCCGCAGACGCAGCCGCGCCCGTAGCTCAGACGCTCTCCGTTCAGAGCATTGTCGGCGGGGGTGGAACTCCTAACCTGTCCGCTGCGGCGTACCCGTTCAAAATTACAGGCGCGCAGGGTACTGGGCAGGGCGCTGGGGGCAGCATTATTTTTCAGACCGCCCCTGCTGCGGTCTCCTCAAGCAGTGGGCAGAATGGACTAACAGACGCGCTGACAATTGACTCAGTCGGGTCAGTTCGCGTTGTGCGCGCTCTCACAGTTGCGACACTTCCCGGCACTCCCTTGGCGGGCATGATCGCTAGGGTGTCGGACGCAAATACTCCTGTAATCGGAACGACGGTTGCGGGCAGCGGCGCTGCCTACGCACTCGTCAATTACAATGGTTCTAACTGGACAGTCATAGGGGTTTGACATGATTACGCTTACGCTCACCAACGAAGAAGCTAACGCACTGGGCGCACTGATTGACATATCAGTCAAGGCAACTGGCATTCAAGGGGCTAAGGCCGCCGTTATGCTTTTTGAAAAGCTTGAACAAGCTGCCAAGGCAGCCCAGACCGTGGAGCCGACAGAATGACAAATTCCTACCAGTGGGCCGTGAACTCCATGACTGCCTATCCACAGGCGGCAGGCGAAAACAATGTGGTCTTCCAGATTGCATGGGTCTGCTCAGCAACGGATGGCACGTTTAACTCAGCCACATATGGCTCGGTTGATACGACCTATGTCGCCGGCACCCCGTTTACCCCGTACAACGAGCTTACGCTCGCCCAGGTTAACGCATGGGTGGCTGACGCTCTTGGCCCGGAGGGCATCGCTAAGGCAGAGGCTGATTGCGATGCTGCCATCGCGGTTCAGCGTGATATCAATAAGCCGGTGACGCCACCCTTGCCCTGGAACTGAAAATGAAAATCTGCGTCTATGCAATCAGCAAGAACGAAGAACAGTTCGTTGAACGGTTTTGCGAATCCGTCAAAGACGCAGATTATGTCCTCATTGCCGACACGGGCAGCACAGACGGCACGGTTGACAAAGCCGTGCTTTCTGGCGCGATCGTGCACAATATCCATATCAGCCCGTGGCGCTTTGACCTCGCACGCAATGCGGCCATGGCGCTTATCCCGGCGGACATTGACGTCTGCATCTCACTCGACCTAGACGAGGTCATGGAGCCCGGCTGGCGCGCTGAGATTGAGCGCCTGTGGGTGCCGGGGGAAACCACGAACCTCTGGTACATGTTCGACTGGGGCAGCGGCATCAGCTTCCCGCATCACAAGATCCACAGCCGGCATGGATACCATTGGCACCACCCATGCCACGAAGAGATCCGCATGGATCCCCGCGGCACAGAGGTGCATGCCCACACTGACAAGCTTTTAGTCAGCCACTATCCTGACGCCTCAAAAAGCCGGGGGCAGTACATGCCCCTGCTTGAGGCTTCAGTAAAGGAAGACGCAAGCGACCCGTGGCACTATTTCTATTACGCCCGCGAGCTCACGTTCTACCGTCGGTGGGACGAGGCCATCAAGGCCCTGACGCATTATCTCGGCATGGGGGCTGCCAGCCATCAGAACGAACGCCCCTACGCCATGCGGCTGCTCGGCAAAGCATATTCTGAGATCGGGCAGCCGTTGGAGGCCGAGAAATGGTTCATGCAGGCTGCCGGCGAATCCCCCAGCACGCGCGAGCCTTGGTGCGAGCTGGCCATGTTCATGTACCAGCAGGCCCGCTGGCATGAGTGCTATGCCTTCTCAATGCGCGCCCTGAGCATCACACACCGCGCCTTTGTCTATACCTGCGACCCCGCGGTCTGGGGCTACTGGGCGCATGACCTAGCGTCGATCGCAGCCTGGCACCTTGGTCTGATTGATGTGTCGATCGAACAGGCCCGCCTTGCTCTTGAACACGCACCTGATGACGAGCGTTTAAAGGCGAACCTGGTCTTTGTCAGCGGCGAACAAGTAGGGTAAACTCTTCGGCATAAGGAGGCCACCATGGCTCAATCTTTTACGAACGCGGTGGCCAATGACGTTACGACCGTCACGGCCCTTTACACTGTCCCGGCGTCCACCCTTGGCATTGTTGTCGGGCTGATTGTTGCCAATGACGGGGCTTCAGACACGACGGTTACGGTCAGCCTGACGAAGGGCGCCACGACCATCAACCTGTTGAAGAGCGCCCCATTGCCCGCGGGCAGCAACCTTTCGGTTTTGTCGAACAACAACCGCCTCGTCATGCTGACTGGCAATGTGCTATCGATCACAGCCGGCGCCGCAACCGACGCTGTCGCCTCAATCCTTGAGGTGACCTAATGTTTAACACCGCTCAAAACACCCGCCAAATACAAGCCCAGAAAGGCTCGGCCACGCTTCCGAGCTATACGTTCCTCGGCGATTCAACGACGGGTTTTTACCGTTCTGCGAGCGGAAATGTCGGGTTCGCCACCGGCGGGACGCTGGCTGTT